CAACATGACTGTGACTGCTGGTATCACTGCAGAAGCCACTAAATTCAAACGCACAGACAGTCAGTTATCTGTGACTGTGACTGCGAATATAGATGCTGTAAAGACTGTGACTGTGTTATCAGCATTGGCCACAGCCAGCACACAAAGCACAGAATCAATTAGAGTAAGATTTGCCAACAGTCAATTAACTTCAGCATTTGCACAAACTACTGCGGCAGTCAAGTCCGTGTCCGCAGGTATGTCACAGTCTGTGACTGTAGAACAGACTGCTCTAGCAGTGAAAACTGTGGATGCAGACATAGACAACCTAGTGGCATTTGGATCCAGCATAGATGCTGATCTAACTGCTCGCCCATTGGTCTACTTGGAATCACAGGCAGTGTTGACTGCCATAATTGGATCTATCAAAGATACCAGAGTTGGTCCAGATATCAAGGGCATTGAATTCAACAACAGCAGCCAAATAGGTGATAATTGGCTGTATATTAGAGATCAGAAATTTGTTCTTGACACAGCCAGCACAGACACATTCTTGATAGCATTCTGGGCCAAAGATCCATTAGGTGTAATTTTAACCACAGGTATAGATTTTTCTCAGAATGGTGGTTATTTCAAATTCACTGCCAACAGTTTGATATTTGAAGGACTGAGAGGCACAGGTTTTGGGCAGACCAATGATAGGTATGCTCAGACTTGGTCAGGACTAACTACCACAGGTTGGCATCACTATGTGATCTATCAAAATGCCTCAATGTCTACTGCTAGATTATACATTGATGGTGAGGCACAGGCTGTGCCTTCTGTGATTGACACAGATGATGGAAATTCACCTACATTCTCAGGCGCTAATTTCATTGGCCTATACAGACCCAATAACCCCTCAGGACAATTTGTATTAAGATGGTGCCTAGGAGAAAGAATTATCAATTGGTATGATTCAGTTAATGATCTAACCAATGTATTCAAATCATCAGAAAGTTTCCAAGGCAGCGTCTATCAATTTGTGGCTTATTTTGATTCAGGCACACCTAATGGTCTAGATCAGCGTGTGATCAATAAGATCTATAGTCCTGTGACTAGAAACCTTGGCACATCAGGCACTGACACAGGACTAGCACAGCCAAGACTATATCTAAGACTCTTAGACTACACTGACATAGAAAACCGTGGCAGTTTAACATTAGAAAACACAGTAACTAATATTCCAGATTGGTATACAATCACTGATCTAGATGTCTTAGACAATCTCAATCAAAGTTATATACAGGCCAGTGACTACACAGAATCTATAGCCAACAATGCCAGTGATCTAGAACCTGGACTGCTGATAGAAAGTGATTTGGTAGCCTCCTTTATAGGTGTGTTCTTATTTGCTGTGAATTTATCCACTGTGTCTGCACAAACTGTGTCTGTGCAAAGACTCAGAGGCACCCTAGTAGATTTGCCAATCACTGCGACAATGACCACAGCAGTGACAGTGACTGCAGGTGCAGTTGTGGATCAATCTGTGACTGTGACAATGAGCACCACAGTGAGCAAATTCACAGGCTACGCCTCCACACAGGCTGTGCAGTTTACACAGGCCACAATAATTGGTCTGCTTGAACAAGGCCAAATTGCTTTATCAGATCAATTTGATTTTGTCTGTGACTTTAATGCACTAGCACCAATTCGTGCAGAAGCAGATCTCAGTGTCACTGCTCAATTGGTCTGTGATCCTAGCAGTTTCACTGACATGATCAGTTTACAGGTCAGTGCTGCCTCATTGACTGCGGCAGTCACAGTAATACCTCCAATTAGAACCAGTGCTAATCTCACAGCCACAGCCACAATGTCTGTGACCATAGGCAGTATTGAACAGTTTGCAGTATTGACACAGAGCATGGGCACTATGACTGTGCAGCCAGTGTTTACTGCAAGACCACAGAGTCAATTGACCAGCACAGCCACAGTGGCATCTACAGCAACAAAACGCACAGGTATTGTGGCCAATTTAACAGTAAGTGGCTTTCAATTAACACAGGGTGATGTCATTAACATAGATCCGTTCTTGACATTGGTAATACCAAGAGAAACTGGCATACTAAAAGTCAAGTCAGAAACAAGGATCTTAGAAATCACAGAAGAAACCAGATCATTAATCGTAGAAGGATGGGAATAATATGTCAACAATAACAGGATACAAACAGGACACACAGGGTGCTTGGATACCCAAAGACCCTGAAGCAAGATTGGTCTATACCATGGACTGGTCAGAATGGCTAGCCATTGGTCAGACCATTACAGCAGTCACTTACACGCACAACTCCAGAGCCAATGATGCTGATCCAATCATCATACACAGTTCAGGCATAAGTGCAGGCAACATGACCTATGCAGAGATCAGTGGCGGCACAGAGGGCAAGACCTATGTAATCACAGCAGCCATAACCACTGACAATGCCAAATTAGATCGCAGATCATTTAAGATACAGGTCCAAAAACGCTACGCATCAGTGTAATTTGGATTGGTAAAAAGAACATTGACAAACCCTCTCTGTGATGCTATTATAACAACATAGCAACCACACACAAGGGATTCAAAATGACAACCAAATTAAGCAAATATGTCCAATCTAAATTGGATGAAGACCAAATTACCTACATCATGGCAGGTGAACGCAAGAGTCATGAACTATCAACAATGGTCAGCGAAGGTATAGGCATTGGTAAGCATATCAAAGTTCAAGCCAAAAGACAAATACTAATTGAAGGTCCTCCAGGTGTTGGTAAAAGTCATACTACCAGACAGACCTGTATCCAAAATGGTATTCAACCAGTAGAAATTGGCACGGGTGCAACAGCAAGTTATATCGCTGGTAAACTTGCCTATGCTGAATATTGGACTCCACCAGGTCAAGAAATTGTCTGCATTTATGACGATGCTGATGATGTGGTTTTTGATAAAACTTCAATTAATTCAAGCAAACTGATGTTTACAGATGAATCAATGGAACCTCGTTTTATTCACAATGTTAATTTGACCAAAGAACTTAAAAGTCTTGAAAATTCAGGAAAAGTTCGTATTGTAGAAGCAATGAAATCTTTTATGGGTGAAGACGAAACAGGTATCAATATTCCATTAGATCGATTCCGCTTTATTGTGCTAACCAATGAAGACTGGGAAAGAAAAGCAGAAAGAGAAAGATACAAGTATCTAGCACCTGTTGTTGATCGTTTTAACTACAATAGACTTGATTATAATTGGACCACAGCCTGGGGATGGTTAAGTCATGTGTTGCTTAACAGTCAACCTTTCGCTAACAAAGGCTTTGATCTCACAGAAGAACAAAAAGTTGAAATCATCAATTGGTTATACACACGCTGGGATAAAATGGGTAATAAACAGACCTATAGAACAGTTCGTGAAATGGCTGAATACATTATCAATGAACCTGACAATTATCTAAATCGTTGGAAGAAATTTATTAGGACTGAAAATGCCAAATAAACTCATTGACATTGAAAATGAATTTGAAGATATCCAAGACTTCTTTGATGAGAAAGCCATTGCAACTAGAACAGCAGTTAAAAATAGAGATTATAAGACTTGGTATGCTGCCAATTCAGAAAGATTAAATGATCTTGAGTATGTTAAAAAATTATCTGAATCTATTTCAACTTTTTATAAAGATAATCCTAATTTTCAGAAAGAAAAAGTAAATTCTAAAAAATGGAAAGAAGCACATAAAGAAGGTGTTAAAAACTATATCAATGGTCCAGACTATGTTCATCCTAAAGGAATGTTAGGTAAAATTCGATCAGAAGAATCTAAAAAGAAAGCATCTGAAAAACTTAAAGGTCAAGTAAAACCCTTAGAAGGTAATAAAAAAATCAGTGAACAACGATTAGGTAAAAAGCCAAAACATGAAAGCATTGAAAAAATGCGACAAAAACTTTTAGGTAGAGAAACTGGAAGAAGTCGCCAAGTGCAAACACCATCAGGAGTCTTTAACAAATTAAAAGATGCCGCAGATCACTATGGTGTTTCTACTGGTTCTATTAAAAATTTTATTGCAGGTCAAAATGTTAAAGAATGGTTTAAACCTCATTTAGAATCTAAGGGCGTTATGTTTAATGATTTAAAACCACTAGGATTTAGTTGGTTAGGAGATGTTCAAAAAGAATTAGGAGCAAAAAAAGTTCAAACTCCTGATGGTATATTTGACAATGTTGTCCTAGCCAGTATATTTTATAAAATTACTCCAACGGCTATTAGGTTTAGAATTAAAGCACAACCTAACAAATACTTTTACATACAATAACTCATAAAGCCCCAAATAAACTGGGGCTTTTTCTTATCCTGCTTAAATATAAGCATGGAAGACCAAACTAATATTCCCTCCTCTGAAGAACCAAATCTACCCTCAGAACAGCCAGAACAAGATCTAGACAAATACCCTCGTTGGGAATACCCAGAACGCAGGGATCCTAAATGGGGTGAAGTCACTAAAAAAGGTCTGATTATAGGCCGTGGTGCTAGACAAAAAATAGTGCCCCCAGATGAAGTCTACAAATTAGCCACTATGGGCTGTCCTGATCGTGAGATTGCAGAGTGGTTTGATGTATCAGAAAGCACACTTCGCTACAATTTTAGTTCCTATCTTACAAAAGCCAGAGCACAACTAAAACAGCGTTTAAGACAAGCACAGTTAAGAGTGGCCTTTGAAGGCAATCCTACTATGCTAATTTGGATGGGTCGTCAAATATTGGGCCAAAGTGATCAGCCTATGAACAATGATGATGACAAGCCCTTACCGTGGAGTGATAATGCTACTGCATCCCAATCAGCAGAAGATCAGTGATGATCCACATCGTTGGCGTGTGTTGGTAGCAGGTCGTAGATTTGGCAAATCATTTCTAGCCATGAATGAAGTGGCTAAAATTGCTAGACACCCCAACAAGCGTATATTCTTGATCTATCCTACTTATAGACAGGCCAAACAGGTCATATGGGATGAGTTTAGAACAAGACTCTATGAAAAGCGTTGGTTAAAAAAGGTCAATGAAACTGATCTAACTTTTGTCTTAAAGAACAACACCAAGATCAGTCTTAGAGGTGCTGACAATGAAGACAGCCTTCGTGGTATCAGTCTTGATTATGCAGTATTTGATGAATTTGCCATGATATCAGAATCAGCATGGACTGATGTTATTCGTCCTGCACTCAGTGATCGCCAGGGTGGCGCATTGTTTATTACCACTCCTATGGGTCAAAGCAACTGGGCCTATGATCTGTATCAGCGTGGTCAGGACCCTACAGAAACACAATGGCAGAGTTGGCAGATGCGAACCATAGATGGTGGCCGTGTAACAGAAGAAGAAATAGCACAGGCCCAGCGTGATCTTGATGCTAGAAGTTATGAGCAAGAATACCTAGCCACATTTGTAACTTACTCAAATCGTGTGCATTATTCATTTGATCGTGAACACAATATCAAAGTCTATCAAGGAGAGATCCCCAATCTACTCTATGTGGGTCTTGATTTTAATGTGGGAATGATGAGTGCCACTGTGTTTGTTAGACAAGGAGACATAATCCATGCCATTGACGAAATCGCCCTTTACAGTTCCAATACTTTTGAAGTCTGCGATGAACTTAAAAGTAGATACCCAGATAAAAGAATCTGGGTCTACCCTGACCCATCAGGTGCGGCTCGCCGCTCTTCTGCAGCCACAGGTCAAACAGATCACACCATCCTCAGAAACGCAGGGTTCATAGTAAAGGCTCCAAATTCGCATAATCCAATACGGGATGGAATCAATGCTGTAAATAGTAAGTTGTGCTCAGCGTCAGGATCTAGAACCATGTTCTTTGATCCCAAATGCAAAAAGAGCATTGAGTCAATGGAAAAACATACCTATAAAATGAATAGCAGTATACCAGATAAGGAAACAGGATTTGATCACTTTTCAGATGCTATCCGTTATTTTGTAGACTATGAATTCCCAGTCACCAGAGAAAGAACACCTGATCCTTATGCGCCTAAACGCTGGCAGCATAAGATCGCCGCATAAGGAACATAAAAATGAATCAAACATTATTAGAACAATACATGGCAGTGGTTTCAACCAACAACCTCTACCAACGCAATCAAGCACAGTGGGAATACCTGCTAGAATCATATATGGGTGGCATTGAATACAAGAGAACAGGCTATCTAACCAGATATGTCAATGAAACTGCCAATGAATACACAGCCAGAGTTACCAGCACACACTTAGAGAATCACTGCAAGTCAGTGGTTTCTACTTATGTTTCATTCCTATTCCGTGAAGAACCAGACAGAGACTTTGCGTCAATTGAATATGATCCCATGCTCAAAGACTTTCTAGAAGATGCAGACATGGATGGTAGAAGTTTTGATAACTTTATGAAAGAAGTTTCTGTATGGAATTCAGTGTTTGGCTTGGTATGGGTCATGGTAGTCAAGCCTAACATGGGTGCAGTCACTCTAGGTGAAGAACAGCAAATGGGTGCTAGACCCTATGTGAGTCTATTGACACCCCTGGCAGTTATGGATTGGCGTTGGCAGCGTGAGCCTAATGGCAGATACAAATTAGAATATTTGAAGTATGCTGAAGAAGCCAATGATTCATTCTCCACCATAAAAGAGTGGACTGAAGTAGACATCAAAACCACAGTGGTCAATCATAAAAATAAAGAAGTCACTGAACAAATGATAGAAGTCAACGGCTTAGGCAAGATCCCTGCTGTTATGGCCTATAATCATAGAAGCCCTGTTAGAGGTCTAGGTGTTAGTGATATTGCGGACATTGCTGATGCACAGAAGTTTATCTACAACATGACTTCAGAAGTAGAACAATCAGTGCGTATCAATGGACATCCTGCATTGGTTAAAACTGCAGGCACTGAAGCATCAGCAGGAGCAGGTGCTATCATACAGATGGAAGACAATCTAGATCCAGGACTAAAACCATTTGTATTGTCAGTGAGCACAGATACTAATTCAATCTATGCTGCCATGAAACATACTGCAGAAGCCATAGATAAAATGGCCAACACAGGTTCTATTAGAAGCACAGAAGCGGCTCGTATGAGTGGTGTTGCACAGGAACAGGAGTTCCAGTTATTGAATGCCAAACTCAGTGAAAAAGCAGACAACCTAGAACTAGCAGAAGAACACATCTGGGAATTGTTTGCAGAGTATCAAGGCAAGGTATGGGATGGTGAAATTGAATATCCAGGATCATTCAACATTCGTGATACTTCAATGGAGATTGATCGCTTGGTCAAAGCACGTCAAGCAGCCACTGATCCTAGAGTCCTGCAGGTTATTGATCATGAACTACTAGAGTTATTGGGTGAAGATGCTGACATGATCCGTGAAGAAGTCAATCCAGCATTGGTGCCAGCACAGCCACCCTTTGACATTCATGTTATGGTCAATCCAGAAACAGGTGAAGAATTCTATGCCCGCACTGAAGCAGAACACCTACGCTATGCTGAAATGGGCTATGTTCACAAGGATGAAGATTGAAACTAAAGTCTAGTGAGATCAAGACATATAGATCCCAGCAATTGGGTCTACAGTTCAATCTCTGTGCTTTATGTTCAGAGCCAATTCAAGATGATGCTGTGTTAGATCACGATCATAAAACTGGATTGATCAGATCAGTTCTGCATAGAGGTTGTAATTCCATGTTGGGCAAAGTAGAAAACAACATGGCTCGTAATAGGATGGATAGGGAAAGATTGCGTAAGTGGGCACAGAACATAGTTCAATACATTACCAAGACTCACACCAATCTAGTTCATCCTACATTTAAAACACCAGAGGAGCGTAAAATGGGAAGAGGTCGTGGAAAAGGCAAAAAGCCACCAAAGCGTTGATTGGTATTCATACTTCAAGAGCATTCGTTCTGAGTGCCCTTGGAGTTATCATGCCTATCTCAATGGGCTGATACATATTGAGAATTGGTCTGACTGTGATAGACTAGAGCCATTAGGCAAGTATCAGGCTAAAATGTATATTGTGGATTTGCCTGATAATGTAGTTGAAGCAATGGCGCAAGAACTGAACTGTGATGATCAAGAATGTGAATGGTTGTTTTCATATCCTGGTTATGGAGAAT